GCAAAATTATTAAATATGTTATTGGTGATACAGTAGAATATGACGGTGAGTTTTATACTGCAACAAGAACTATTATTTCTATACCACCGCCAGTTGTTGATTCTGGATGGAAAAAATTAGCTACTGATAGCAATTTTTACATTGATGAAAATCCACCAAGTCAGATAACATATAAGGGCGATAGATGGTTCAAACCTTCCACTGGTATACTGTATACTCGTATAAAAGATGACAATGGTATGCACTGGGTCGAATTATAACTTGACTTTTAATTATAAAAGAGTATAATTTATCTATGATTCTTTTGGACAACAATCAAATTATATTGGCAAATATGTTTCAGTCGTTAAAGTCTGAACCAAACATTAGCGAAGACCTTCTTCGTCATCTTGTTTTGAACTCTTATCGTCTTATTAGAAAGAACTTTATTTCCGAATATGGAGAAATGGTTATTTGTCACGATTCTTCTAATTCTTGGAGAAAACAATACTTTCAACCATATAAGGCAAATCGAATCAAGACTAAGGAAGAGTCCGATTATGACTGGGACAAAATCTATTCAATTCTAAACATTATTCGAGATGAAATTGTTGAGATATTTCCATACAAGAACATGAAAGTTGTTAGTTGTGAAGCGGATGATATCATTGCTGTTCTTGCAAAGAAATTTAGTCAAACTGAAAAAGTTCTTATCATTTCAAATGATAAAGATTTTCAGCAACTTCAGAGATATCCAAATATCAGTCAATATAGCTCTTTTAAACGAGAGATGTTGACTTGTTCTAATCCTCAGAATTTTTTGATTGAACATATTATTCGAGGCGACTCTGGAGATGGTATTCCTAATATTCTTTCTGATGATGATTCTTTCATTGTAGAAGGAAAGCGTCAAAATAGACTAACACAAAAAGTTGTTGGTAATATAAACAACGAATTGTCTAATATTACAAATAGTCAGTATGCCAGAAATTGGCAAAGAAATCAAACTTTGATTGATTTTACTATGATTCCTAGCGAGATTGAAAATGCAATACTTGAAGAATGGAATGTACCAATGGTGGTAACAGATAGGTCTAAGATTCTCCCCTATATGATTACCAAAAGACTAAAGAATCTAATGGAAAATATAGAGGAGTTTTGAGTTGAGAAACGATGAAAAGAATTATGAACGCCCAAAAGATAGAAGACAAGATAGGGGCGCATATGACAAGGAAAAGAAATCAAATAAGAACAGAATGAAAAATAATCTGCAACAGTTTATTGACAATTATAATTCTGACATATACAATGATGACATCTTCGAAGAAGAAGATTTTGAATAAGGATTAACATGACAAAAACAGAAATTACTCTTAGTAAAAATACTCTTGCAATTCTTAAGAACTTTGCTTCAATGAATTCAAACATTCTAGTGAAGCCTGGTAATGTGATTAAGACAATCACTCCATCAAAGAATGGTATGGGCGAAGCAGAGGTTGATGAGACTTTTGATGTGGAGTTTGGTATTTGGGATTTGAACAAGTTTCTAGGTGTTATTAGTTTGTTCAATTCACCATCACTTGAATTCAATGATAAGTTTGTCACCATTACTGGTGCAAATGGCTCAAGTGTGAAATATTTCTATTCTGAACCTAGACTACTTACTGTTCCAACTAAGCAAGTAAATATGCCTAGTGTTGCGATTAGTGTTGATTTGTCGGAGAAGACTTTCTCAGACCTACAGAAAGCCTCTTCGGTTCTTCAATTGCCAGATTTGTCATTCACCAATGTCGATGACAAGATTTTTGCAATTGTTCACGACATTAACGACCCAACCACCAACTCATACAAGGTAGAGGTAGGAGAGGTGAAGGATGATTCGTCTAACTTCTCATTCAACTTCAAGATGGAAAATATCCGTCTTCTTCCTGGCAACTACAAGGTAGATTTTGCCAAGAATGTAGTCGGACAATTTACACATGAAATGCTGAATCTTACTTATTGGTTTGCAATGGAAAATACATCAACCTATCAGGCTTAATATGGAACAAAATAAATCTGAATTTCTTTGGGTGGAGAAGTATCGCCCCAAGACAATTGAAGATTGTATTCTCCCCGTGTCCTTGAAGAAAACATTCAAGGACATGGTTGCTAAAGGAGAACCACAAAATCTTCTATTGTCTGGTACTGCTGGTACTGGTAAGACCACGATAGCAAAGGCACTATGTAATGATATTGGTGTTGATTATATTGTTATTAATTGTTCAGAGAATGGCAATATTGATACTCTACGAACTGATATTCGGCAATTTGCAAGCACAATTTCTCTTTCGGAGTCAAAGAAGGCAGTAATCCTTGACGAGTTTGATTATTCAAATGCACAAAGTATTCAACCTGCTCTTCGCGGTGCAATAGAAGAGTTTTCCAATAATTGCCGTTTTATCATTACCTGCAATTACAAATCAAGAATCATTGAACCGATACATTCTCGATGTACTTGTATTGATTTTGCCCTTCCTACTTCAGAAAAACCAACAATAGCATCCAAGATGCTTGAGCGTTGTGTTTATATTCTAAATAAGGAGGGTATAAAGCACGACAAGAAGGTTCTGGGACAGCTCATTATGAAGCATTTCCCCGACTTTAGACGCATTCTGAACGAGTTACAGCGTTATGGAGTGTCTGGAACCATTGATGAGGGTATATTGTCCAATTTTCAGGAAATTGAGATTAAGAATCTTATGGCTTCCATGAGAGCAAAGGACTTTGCTGGTGTGCGGAAGTGGGTGGTTTCCAATATGGATGCTTCACAGACAGAAATCTTCCGTAAGATTTATGATAATCTCTATGACAATGTTTCTCCAACTAGTATTCCAGAGTCCGTTTTGGTTCTAGCAGACTACCAGTACAAGTCTGCATTTGTTGCCGATCAGGAAATTAACATGGTTGCTTGTTTGGTTGAACTTATGATGAGGTGTGAATTTAAATGATTGAATTAAAGGATTGGCTAAATTCTATCAATCAAAAGAAGTCAAATCTAATAGTTAACGATCCTCAAAATGAAAAGACATACTTACCCTATATTGTGAACAAATGTCTTTCTTATTTTCCAGATACTCTCTTTCATGCAAATCAGATGAACTCTTTGTCCTATTTGGATAAAAAGATGCAATATGATTATTTACTACAAAAAGTACCAAAAAAGTCCAGATTTAGTAAATGGCATAAAGCAGAAGAGAACAAAAGAATAGAAGTAATCAAGAAGTATTATGGGTATTCCACCGAGAAGGCTAAACAGGTTTCACATCTATTTACCCAAGAACAAGAAGATATGATGTCCCAAGCACTTCAATTAGGCGGTCAAAAATCCACAAAACATAAATAATATTATGTTTTATGGAGAAATAAAATGGAAGATGATATTTTCGAAGGTTTGGGAGTGGAGATTAAGTTAAAGACAAAAGAAGATTTTCTTAAGGTTAAAGAAACATTGACGAGATTGGGAGTTTCTTCAAAGAAAGATAAGAAGCTCTACCAATCTTGTCATATTTTACATAAACGCGGTAGATATGCCATTATGCATTTCAAAGAAATGTTCATATTGGATAACTTAGACAGCGATATAACAAGAGAAGATGTTCAAAGAAGAAACACCATAGTAAAACTATTGGTGGATTGGGGACTGGTAGAAGCAATAGATGTGGATAGGTATTCAGACCAGATTAGCCTTGCTAGAATTAAAATTCTACCACATAAAGAAAAGGGTGAGTGGGAATTGATACCTAAATACCATGTAGGAAAGTGACATTAGGAGATTTTTATTATGAACAAAATGCAAGCGTTTGGTGCGGGTTTTCCTTTAGAATTTTCTTCTTGCTCTAATATTAAACCAAAGTTGTTTGAATGGTCGGGTGAAGCACAAGATATTCGTGTTTTCATCGACGCTGCTATTCCAACTGGTATCACCATAGGCAAGAATAAATCATCAGAAAAGAAGATCGCATGGGTGTGCGAGTCTCGGGCCATATTTCATCTGATGTATCCAAAGGACATGTGGGAGAAGAACTTGTCTGTTCTATGTCAGGCATATGATGAGATTTATGTAACAGACCGACAATGGTGTTCTTTCTCTGAAAAGATTAAGTTTACATTTGCAGGTAGCAATCTTCCTTGGGTAAAGATTGTTGATTCTATTCCAGAAAAGACCAAACTTGTTTCTATGGTTGCCTCTCCAAAGAAAATGACATTTGGACATCATATTCGTCATATAATGGCAGAAAAATATAAAGACCAAATTGACCTATACGGTGGCGCCGCTGGTTCAAACCGAGTAGGTTTTGGTCAACAACCATGGCCAGATAAGACCGATACGCTTCTACCTTATATGTTCCATATTGTTATCGAAAATGACAAGTATGAAACATATTTTACTGAGAAGATAACCGACTGTTTTGCAACTGGCACAATTCCAGTTTATTGGGGAGCTCCCGACATTGGTAAATATTTCAATACAGAGGGTATTATCCAATTGTCACCCGAGTTCGATATATCACAATTGACTCCAGAACTTTATTATTCTAAGATTGAAGCAGTTAAGGATAATCTCAATAGAGTACGAAATCTAGAAACTGCTGATGATATTCTTTATCGAATGATTACAAAGCAATGATGGTTCTTGTTCATATTAATGCAAAGGGTAATGATGGTTATGACAAACAAGTGTCATTTCTTCGTTGGTCTATGCAAAAATATAGAATACCTGCTCAACTCCATGTTGTTTATGGAGAAGCAAAGGGTGAGTATGAAATAATCAAGAAAAAGAGTGAGTCTAATAGGTTAAATGCAATATCTGATTTTATCAAGAAAAGAAATCTTTATAATGAAGACATAATTGTACTAGATCCAGATACTATATTTGTTCGTCAGATTGACACCTCCAAGTATATTTTACCAGTCGGAACAATTAGAAGTCAAAATTACAGCAACTATATTGATATGTTTGGAGAACATAAAAGAATAGCCGAGAGCGTTTTTGGCAAAGGAATTAAGGGAACGG